CGAAAGTTTGGCCCGTGTCATCTACTTGCAATGCAGTATCCATTTGTGGGTTGTAGTCGAGTACACCAGCCATTGCAAGAGCAGATGCAACGTCAGAGGAACAAACGATTGTGTTTGCTTTTCCGCGCCGAGTTTCTTTTGCAATGAGGTTGGCTTCACGTTCCATATGGAACATAAGACCTTTGAAGTTCTCAACGCTCCAACGGCCGTCAGCGTCTGTTTCCAGATCGAAGATACCTTTGGTGGTCATCTGTGATTGTGCGCCTAGTTTTGCTTGGGCATACAAAGTACGAAGAACTTCGCGGTTAATTTCAGCAGTGATTTCAGTTGAAAGAATTGTTGACAATTCTGCTTCTGCGTCAAGGCCGTGGACTGCTTTCAAGTCTTGTGAAAGTTCCATTGTGTACTCTGCTTTGAGTGCGCGTGTCTTTGCAACAACCGATACGCGGTCAATGCTGAACGCCATTTGGTTGAAATGTCCATCCGCAGTCATTGCAGAACCGTTACCCAATTTTTCAGCTTCGGCGGTTGAGCCTGGCAAACCAGTAGTATAGGTCGAACCAGATTCGTCGAGGGTTGCGCTTGCGCCCGAACCAGTGATAGCTCCACCGGCAAATGGGTCTGTGCCTGCGTGTGACACACCATCGTCACCGGAAAATGCGGTGTCTGCTTCGTTATGCAGAGCTTCTGGATTAGCACCAGTATCCGCTTGTCCGTTATAACGCGATTTCATTGCAAAGATAAGTCCGGTTGGACCTGTCATTGGCTGAACACCGACAAGATCGTATGCCATCAGATTTGGCATAGAACGACGAATCATAGAAATGATTACGGGGTCGGAATATTTGAGGGCGCCACCATCTGGTGCAGTTGGGGCAATGTTAACTTCGTTCAAAGACTGCATAGTTACATTGGCGTTGCCAAGAGCAGCCTCTGCGCGGGTTGCATTCTCTGTATTTTCCAGAAGAACAGCAGTTACGCCTTTTCTGTAGTTGTCAGTGATTGCGACTTGATCAGGGTGGTCAAGAACTGGCTTCCACTTCTCTTTCAACATCTGAATGTTATTTTGATTAAAGTCGTGCATTTTTTTCTCCTTAGTAGATTTTAATTTTTTGACTATCTTATTATATTTATAAAAATTTAATCTTTCGGCTTGCTTAGCGCTCTTGCATAAACATCCATAATAGATTGGGTTTTATTTTCTTCTTGAACCACTGGTGAATCTTCTACAGATGTTGTGGTGGCGCTCTCGCTGAGAACTACACTTTCAACGATTGTGTCCGATGGAAAATAGTTATCTTTGATCAATGTAATCTTATTCATCATATCTTCCTGATTTGTATATTCAAGGCCTTCGCTCAAAGAACGTACTTTTTCAGATTGTGAAATTGTAAGTCCTTCTGTTACATCTTTCAAGATGATCTCTTTTTCCAGCTCTTCAACCATGTTGGAGAGTTGAATGTTTGCTTCAAACTGCTCATTCAATTTTGCGTCTTTTTCTTCCAAATCCGCAAGGGCTTCACCGTACAAGTTTACCTTTTCTTCTGGAACGTCAACATAGTTTTCTTCGAAAACCGTTTTAAGCCCAGTCATAAATGATTCCATAATTTCCACTTTAAGTCCACTTTCGATTGCGACTTGGTTTTCTTTTACGAATTCCTTTGCAACATAAGAAAGATACTCATCAACTTTTTCCGACAATTCTTGACGAATATCGGCAACGTTTTCTTGAAGTTCTTCTTCATAGTCAACATAAATTTCTTCTAATTTTTCGTTGATTTTTTCGACAACCGCAGCCTCGAAAATAGTAGAAACTTGATCTTGAAATTCTTCTGTAAGATCTTGTCCCTGCAGCATGGCGTCTACATGCTCCTGTACGTCGATATCTTCTGCTTCAACTCTGTATTGTGCAGACATTGTTTGTGCTTTGGTTTCGACTACTTCTTCAATATGATCCTCTTCGACGTCTTCGTCGATTTCGAGATCGTCATCGTCACTTTCCAGATCAGTATCTTCTGCAACGATCTCTTCTTCGAGATCTTCTGCAACTACCAACTCTTCGTCAGTCACGATTGATTCGTCTACTTCGATTTCTTCGATGATATCTTCAGAAACCACTTCTTGATTCTCTAAGTCTTTGCTCATTGTTTTACTCCTATAGGATTTAATTTATATTTATTTATAATATTTACAATTTTGACATGAAATTTTTGAAAAGTTTTATCTTGGTTTCCATGAGCTCCTTAGATGGTGCCGCAACCATTTCCTTGTGCATATTGGATATATGACGTTCTACAACAACGCCGTTATCCCATACCCACTCTTTTCCTTCCATAATGCCGTTCACAAACGCATCTGGTGCGCTCGGGTCAGCAACAATATCCGCGGCAGTTGCGAGATAAAAATCATCTTGCACAATATTTTTCCCACCGGACTGTTTAACGCTTCCCATACCTCTAGAAGAAACACCGAGCGATGCACCCTCTTTTATTAGGTTTGACACAATAGCTCCATATGGAGTCTCTTTCATTATTTTAGCCTTACCCACATAATTATTTCCCTCTTTTTTAAGAGATTTGATCATGTGAGAAACACGTTCTAAATTTATTGAAGGTCCGTCTGGATGACCTAATTCACCAAACGCCCTGTTTTTGTCGATATATTTTTCCGTATATCTAGTAACTTCTTTATCCATTATTTCTGCTGGATATTCCCGCCCATTCCTATTCTGAATATTAGACTGCAAAAATACGCCCTCGATAAAAAGGTTGTTACCCTTTTCTTCTACTAAAATATCCTCTACAACTTCTGTGATAAGTCTCATATGCCAGTCCTCTTATTCATCGATCTTTTTCTTTTCATGTTAGAAATATTCATTCTGCCTTTTCTTTTACGGGCCGACCGTGTATTTCTAATACTCATTTTCTTAGCATCAACGGGGTTGATTCTAACTTCGCGTTTACCAACAACCTTATAACCCGCCCGACTACTTTTAAATTTAATTTTTCGGGTGCCGCCACGAATAACTTTTGTTCGTTTGACGGCCTCAGCTATTTCCTCGTCGCTCGCGTTTTGAAATTCTTCAAATGATAACATTTTTAATTCCTTTTCTAATCTTCGTCAGAATACTCGTCATACTCTGCTTCTGGTTGTACTGTGTCGGCGTCCCACTCGCTATCCTCTTCAGAATCTTCATTATCATCTTCATATGCCGGCTCTGTAAAGAGTCCCTGTGCATACTCGTTTTTAAAATCTTCGATCTCGTCAGATATTTTGTTTCGTAAAATATCTTTGATTTGATCTTGAGCCTGGACACCCTGACCCATTACTGCATTATCTACTATATCCAGATATTTATTATTTATGTTATCTTCGGTCATTATTATTCCTCTTCTTCCACATTTTTAAAGATTTTATCTTTTTGTTCTTCATCAATTTCTTTTCTCATTTGTGCAATTTCCTCATCGCTGAATTTCAGCAGGTTGCGTTGCACCCATTTGTGGGAATAGTATTTTCCCATATAATCGGTCATATTAGACAACAAATCAATTCTGTCTCTGATCATTTCCGTTTGTTTAATTTCAGAATAATAAGAATCTTGAGTAAAGTCAAAGATAAGTTGTTGGGCAACCACTTCCCATTCTTCTGGGGTGACAATGCCTTTCAATAATACCTGTGTTTTCAGTAAGTCTAAAAATAACTCACTAAACTGATTTCTAAGTCTTACAATAAATCTATTAAATTTGTATTCATCTCTATTTATCTCTTGCGCTCGGCCGATAGCAATCGAGGCCTCCGGCTCAAGGCGAGAAATTGGTACGTTTAAAGATTTATATAATTTTTTCTGAAAATATATAACATCGTCCATCTCGCCCAAATTAGAGCCACCGGGCAAGGTTTCGATTTCAGTACCACGTCCACCTTCGCGGCGCGGGAACCAAAAATCTTCCAACATAGACATATGGCGTCTGTCATCTTTGACTTCGCCGGTAGTCGCGTCATATGCGACTTTGTTTTTATACCGATTCATGATGTCGGCAATATACTGCTCTGCCTTGAGTTTTGGTAGGTTTCCGACATCGATATAAAATACTCTTCGCTCAGGGGCTCGTGTCCATCTGTAAATGACAACAGAATCTTCAACCATTTTAAGTTGATTTAATGCCTTAATAGCTTTGTGTAAATGTCCGATAATATGGTTGCGTCTGCCGTCTTTCAGGCCAGATGGAACATGTGCAATCGCGTCTGTGGTGATGGGAATACCAGACGTTTTGTCTCCCAAAGACAAACCTTTTTCGTTGTATATGTAATATTCTTTGACAGATTTTACAAGTTTACCTTGCGTTTTTTGATCTTTTTCAATTTGTTTGACTTTTTTAATATTTCGTGGATCAATTTTTCTAAGTTCTTTGATGCCATCTTTTGGTTTCTTTTCATCAATTATAATATGATAAAATATTCTACCATCAACGTACCAACTTTTAAAAATGTCATATCCATTGCGATTAAAATTTAAAAGCTTCAAAATAGATTCGAATTCTTCCACCAATTTTTTATTGACGGTATCCGACTGATTGATATTTTTTGTTAGTAATTTTACAGGATTGTCGTCAGATTCATTTACTATCGCCTCTGACACGATATCATCAATCGCTATTTCGACTTCTGGATAGACAGACATATCTCTATACCTGTCTATTAATTCAGAATCGCTCTTTGCTGTATTCTCTAAATTTAGGGTTTGGTTATAAAAATTGCTTGAAACAGTCAAAGAACCGTCATCGGTCATACTCTCTTTAGGTACAAACGATTTCAGTTCTTTGTTCTGTTCATCAGTTTTTAAAAGGGTAAACCCAAATAATTTCACTTCCATTATGTATTCCGATCACAATAATTTAATTAGTTACGATGTTTATGTGGTGCCAATAGTCATATGCGAAAGTAACAGTAAATTCTTCAATAGTGTCGTTATTTTCCCAACCAAGCTCAATAGATGAGATTTCTGTAGGAAAGAGTCCATGAAACTGATACGATGCGATAGGCCTGGTGTCCTCACCCTTCTTATTTAGGTGCTCAACAAACGCATCAGATTTGTAACTGGACAAAGTATTGTCTGCAGCGGATTGCACATTTCCGTTATGTGAGTTGATACCCGCCATCCACTGTTCCATTGCGTTTCTGATATCAAACGATTCAGCGTTCATAATGGTTACAGTCCAAGGTTCGAAAGTTCTATTTCCGGCAACTCTTACTTGTCTGCCAAAATATGGAACGTCGATTGCAGTAACCGTGGCAGATGGAATCTGCGCCGATTTAATCATGTATGTACCTTGGCTGTCGAGGCCTTGCGGAATAGTAATTCCACTTGGTAAGTTGATCTTCGCCCGAAATAAATTCGGGCGAGCACCGCCATCACCAAACTTTGATTTGAAAGTGTCTATGTTAAATGCCATTTTTATCTCCTATTTTATCTATTTATATTAAACCGCACCAACGATTTCATTAAAATCAACACCTGTTCTTACTGCAACAAAGTTGAGTTGAACAAAGTTGATAGATTTCGCAGGCTGGATAAAGATGTCACCGATGAATTCGTTTCTGTCGATAACTTCACCAGTGTTATTGGAGTCGTCACAAACAACTTTAAAGTCATAGATTCCTCTGCGACCTTTAACATCTCTGAGGAAAGGTTCGATCAGGGCAGTAAATTGCCCTCTTGTAAATTCGTCATTGAATTCGAACAATGTGAATTTAGCAGCAGTCGCAATAGATTTTTCGAGGACAATAAACAACCTTCTAACATTAATTCTGTTAAACGCGGATGGTTTCATAGTAAAGGTTTTATCACCAAATAAGACGGTGCCCTGTCCGGTGAAATTGACAATCGGGTTGATAGCCAATTTATATAGTGAATCGCGATCGGCTTTGCCTTGAGATTGCATTGTTTTCACAACACCTCTAAACACACCACGGTTGAAACCAGCTGGCGAGAACCATGCATCCCGTTCATTTTCACTTCTAATCATCAATCCAGCAGTATCTCCGTTAAATGGGATATATCTGTAAGTATCATTGTATTTGTCGGTAACGTATTTGTAGTTTGAGTCTGCAAATGCATAGTTACTTTTTCTGATTAGATTATAAAATGCTATTGTCGCTGCGGTATTCATATTGTCTCTGTCTGCTTCAACATCAACTTGTCTAGGTGAAATACATGCAATTGTGTCTTTTCTCGACTCTGCAACATCAATCAATTTATTGACTGCTGCGCGGGCAGAAGTGAGATCACCAGAGTCGGCAATTTCACCCTGCATTAGAAACCCAATATCTACAGTTTCGTTATCAGCAAAGTGCTCTAGTCCTGCAATGTATTGTGTTCCTGTTGGACCGACACCAATCTGTCCACCACCAAAGGGTCGTGAAATAAAGTTTTCGGTTCCATCAGCAGTACCGCTTGCGTTCAATTTTGAAAAAGTCACAAATTTTGTGGCACCTTCGAGGGTATCAATATTGCCACCCCAATCAACACCGGCTGGATGATTTACACAGAAAACGTACCGCGAAGTATTGTTAATCACGTTTACATAGTAAACATTTTTACCATTACTTGTTTTACCGTTCGCAGCCTTGGAAAGTCCTTCCAATGTTTCGACAACTCTTTCTTGTCCACTTGAGTTGTCTGTAACAACCAACGAAATACCTTGTGGTGTATTTTCACTGCCCGCGACAACGGATGCTGCGGAATCTACTGTTAGGTCATCTGCCCTTGGAGTTCCGGTAAGAGAACTGGCTAACGCAGGTTTTGCAGTTACAAAATCTTCATATGAACTTTCGTCGATAAGATAAACATGTAAATCGTTGCCCCAAGTGCCTGGGTTTTTCGCAGCAAATTCAACACCATTCCAAGCCGAATCGGCAAAATTGAAGTTGCTTTCGAAGTCTGTTTGATTCTTAATCAAAAGACTTGCTGCATTGAAGGCGAATTGATTTGTCGCAGCATTATTAATGGTTGCTACAATAGGTGCGCCCCCTGCTGGTGCAGTTGTAAACTCAATTCTTGTGTTGTTTTCTTGCAGAGTATAATCTGTTCCTTGTGTAACGGCCGCACCGGCAACAGTAACAGTTAATGTCTGTCCTGATGTGAGGTTAGGTGCTGGTGTTAGTGGGAAAGATTTTCTTGCCGGAATTGTCACATTAATTGTTTCGCCAGTTTCTGGAAAGTTTGATACGAAAGTGATCAATGCACTATTACCTGATACTGTGAATTCGGTACGCAAATAATCGCTAGCCACTGGTGACATGACCGCCGCAGTAACTCCGGCAACACCTGTCGCAGCAGCTGCTGCAGCACCGACTGTTGTGCTCATTGTGAACGCAGTTTGTTGTGCGATGTCGATTTGCACCACATCTCTTCCGGTTTCTGCATATGGCAAAACCGAACCTGCAATTGCGATTGCAGTAGTTAGTTCATGTTGTGCTACTGAAGCGGTTGATGGCATGAAAAACATTCTGTTAAGAACAGCGGCTGTCACTGTTCCCACTGACAAATCCAAAGTCGTTCCGGAAGGAGCTGAATCTGTACCGAAGTTGAATTCAGTTGACAATGTGATGTCATCGCCGCTTATGGTTGCGACAAAATATTCAGTATACTGAGTCATTCCACTATCTGTTGCAGTTGAGAGAACTACCTTGTCACCTTTTGAGAAACCATGTCCTGCTGTGAGAGTGATAGTGTCTGTTGTTGCATCGACACCAGAAGTTGCGTCAAATTCGCCACGATACTTTTCAAAATAATGGCCATGCGAAGTTCCGCCAGATGGATTTGCTGCACTATCTGCGGCATTTGCATCTGTTTGTTTTGTATACAACGGTGAGAAAAATCCACCAGTTGTAAATGCATCGCCGGTTCCATCACCTTTGAATGCTTTGTTGGCTGCGGCATGTACATACCACGGACCGGTGCTAGAAAATACTGCAAGTGGGTTTGCTAATACGATTTTACCTCTGCCACCGTTTGTAGATGAATCGACACTCCAACGCGATGCTGGAACAACACCACCAGAGGCCTCGCCTACACCCCTAACTGAAAC